ATTAATCTCCTTCCTGTGCGACGTCGCACAAATCTCTAATTTGCAAATACCCAATCTTCCGCAAGCATATCTGTCTGAGACGGTGTCCACGGCACTTTATTTTTAGGCGCATAAGGATTTTCTGTCTGTAATCCAGTAGTGTTGATATATATGAACGAATGCGTCATATAATTGAATGCTTCAATAGTTGTTCTTGCTGTAACTCTGTCGTATTCTTTCACTTCTTCACTTAGTTCAGAATACGGAATCATATCCGGGTGATCTGTAACTCCCTGTTTTTTCTTTTCTTCCCACCATGCGTTATGCACTGCTTCTGCAATAGTTTCAAGATTGACTTCTGGCGAATACATTTCCAGATAGATTCCTTTACCATTCCAACCTTTACGAGCAACCTTGAAACCTCTCTTCAGATATTTGATTGCCTCTCCGAACGAGAATGTATTCTCGCCTCCGAGTTCTGGACAATTCTTTTCGTCGGCAACAATCCAATCGTCACTCGCAATATTCTTAAACGTATACTCCGGTACCTGTGTCTCTCGGATATCCATTTCTATACCATCTTTTGTATGCATGATAATTGTTTTCTTTTCTTTGGACCAATACCAATATCCGCCCCAGCTTGGCAGTTTTACTTTCAATCCACTTTCCATTAATTTAAAGGCTTCGCTAAAATACATAGGCTTTTTTCCTCCTTTTAAAAAGAGGACGATCACTCGTCCTCCGAATTCTTATCTTCCTTCTTATCTATATTAATCTGTTCTTCCACCTGCGATCTAATATGTTTAACCAGTGGTTGCAGGAAAGCCGGAATATTTACTCCCATGTCCTGTATATTTTCCAAAATTGAAATAATTTCATTACAGATTAGCCACATCGCCACCACGCATGCGATCAGGAATGTAACCGGCACCGGCTTTCCGATCGTTGTGGCTGCATATAGCAACAGTTCGTCAATTATTGCACCTACTACCACTAAAAGCCACATAGAAACTTTTTTAAAAATACCTCTTATGCTCTTATAGGAATTAATATCCTGCGACCTGTATTTGCTCGCCATCAAACCCGTAGCGTAGTCTATCAGGTTACATGTGACCAATAATATTACCGGCACCGCCAGAACACCCAGGAGAGCCGATATAAAGGCGAATACCGCCGTGAAAATTGCTTTGATATAATTTGCCTGTTCCATTTTCATATACCTCACTCTTTCTTAATTTTTTTGTATAAAAATAAGACCTTACGGTCTCGCTCTGATTTCCATATGCTTTCCTTTCTGCATATAAAAAGAGTAGAAGCCGTATTAATAAGCACGACTCTACTCTTTCATTTCTCCTAGTATACATCTGTGTATTTTCTTTTTCCCATTAATCCTATATTCTAAGCATATCACACTCCCTTTTAGACTCTGTTTTCGCCAAAGCATAAGTTCTTTCTCTATTTTTTTGCTTTTTGTTGTTCTCCCTGGTATATTTAATAAATCTGTACCATCGTAATACACTGCCATTTGTTCTGTTAAATCTGTAAAATACTGTTTTTCCCCATTTTTATTTTCAAGATATACTTTACAATTATTAACCCCACACGTTGTTTGTTTTTTATTGGTCACTAATAGTTCAAACGAGGCAATAATCCTTTTCCCTCTTATTTCAGTGTACTGACCATTTGAATATGTATGTACAAATTCTTGCGGAGCTGCATGAAAATCATTAATTTCTACTACTATTCTCCCCGTATTAAGCGAAAAACAATTTAAAATCCATCCAACAACCGTCCCTAAAACAGTGGAAATAAGCGAGATAATTACTTCTTTTGGCATCGATGTTTCTCCTTCGTATTTTTGTAAAAGACAGTGTACCACTTTTATATATAAGATTCAATCTCTTTGTCTTATCTCTGATCTCCCAGTATCAACGCCAGCTTCTTGGTTCTTAACGCATCTCCACCACCGGCAGAGACTTCCATGTAGCAGTCTGCATCGTTCTCCACGATGGTTGTTCCTGCTAATTAGTGTTCAGCGCTTCCTTGATTGCTTCCAAGTCATCCGTGGTCAATGCTGGATAATCTGCTGCAATGTCTTCAAAAGCTTCTCCATTCTTGATTCTGATACGAAACGCTCTTACCATGATTTTCATTTTTAAATTGTTTAAAGTTTTCATAGTTATCCTCCTATAATATCTGCCATCATCAGTATAATATCGTCCTCTTTAATTAACTAGCTCTTGTAATAATCCAATGTGTTTAGCGTAACCTCTAATTTATCAATCAGTTTCTGATGTCCGTCAGCATTTAGATGTAATTTGTCATTTTCCCAATACTTAGAAAATTCTGTCGGGTTTGATGGAGAGTAGAAATTAAAGCAACAATCACATATAGGCAATGAGTACATTTCAGCACATTCTTTTACGATGTTTTCTTTCATTTCCATAACGCAAAAATCTGTATTATTCCCATTATTTGGTTGCAGTATGACAATAATATCCGCAGACGGAAATGTTTTTTGTAAAGTTTCTAAACAATACTTTGTTGCTCCGTAAATTTGTCCTTTGTCAGTGCTGTATCTATCACCTATTCTGTCAATGCCTTTTTCTGTATCAATAGTAGTCCAATCATTCGCCCCACCCATGAATGTAATTAGCTTTACATCAGTAGTAGTATAGGCTTTCCCGTTTATTGTAATTGGAAATGACGCTATTAATTCATCTAATCTTGTTACGAACGATTTAATTGTGTCTTGACCTTCTCCCTCTGGTCTTGCAATCTTTGATGATGCTAAACCAACGTTTTTTTGGATAAGCCCATGTTTCTGTGCAAATGTGTCGAAATAGCTATTAAGATATGCCGTATAGCTATCGCCAAGTGTAACCATAAGTCCACCAGAATACAATTTTGTTTCATTTTCTCGTTGCAGTGGCTTATTTACTGGGTACAGATTGAGCCCATTATACGTTAAAACTCCTTGCCGTGATTGTGTGCCATCGCTCTCTTCGTAAATTTTATAATCTGCCACTTCTAGTTTTCCAGATTCACCACCACCGATTTCTATTTCATTTCCGTGACCATCAAAAAGTTTTGCCATTTATTCTACCTCCATAGATTTAAAATGGGCATGCAAATCGGTTACTTCTACATCATTTAACACTTTGTTGTACATTACTGCTGCCGCTATTGTTCCCATATTGTAAACAGTTGTTGGTTGCACTGGCGTTGACTTCCATTTTTTAAAATCGGTAATTTCATTGCCATTATACGTTTTTAGCAATGTACCATCAACATACATTTTAATTACATTTGCTGATACAGTAATCGTCAATGACATATACTCGTTTCTAGTTATATCTGGTGTAAACTCTTTTACAGTAACTTCTGTTGCAGACGTATTTATATACCTTGGGGCAAGTATGATTTTTCCAGTCGACACGTTGCTTTTTTTGGTGGAATTAAGTATATTGGGCACTTCCGTCGAATACATTGCGATTGTGAAATCTGTACCAAGGTCAACTAATTTGCTTTCATTATCTTTTTTGCGAACATCTCTAAACAAATACTGTCCAATACCGCCTTGACTTGCTGTTTTAGCAGACCCTCCAAAAGTAAAATAATTACCTGTCTCATCATCACATTTATAGACATTTCCCCAACCAGAAAGGTTATAAGATGTCATTTCTTTGTTGCGGAAATCAAAATTTGCAAGCAATCCGTCAGAAGGTAGTAGTGCACCACTGTTTTTCTTTGCAATAGCTGTTATTGTTACATTTCCCGTTACACTGTTTATTGTTATAACGCCATTGTTATATGCCGTATTTGTTATATCTACGCCGCCCATAACAACTGTTACACTGTTAATCTTGTAGTTTTTGTTCGGTACAATAGTTGTTGTATATGATTCTCCTTTTTTACATTAAATGCAGTATTTGTGCTTGTAACGTATGTTAGATTTTGGACAATCGACCACGCATCTGTTGGCGTATTTTGGGTGCTTAATGCGTTTTCCAATGCTTCTATGTTTGCTTTTTGATTTACTGTATAGACAGCGTTCTTCAATATTGCAATTAATAAATTTTTTGCTGTATCCGGCAATCCTGTTCCACTAGTGTTGTTCCACGACTGTTTCTCTTCGTCTGTAACGGTTCTGTGCGTGGTGTCCTCCTCCAGATCGGACAGCTTTTTCGGTACGTTAATTGGATTCGCTTCCATATAGGTAGATACTGCTTCTGTTACCTTCTCCTGTGGGATTTCCGTCACATTATCCAATCTGGTTAAGATCTGTTCGATGATATCCGGATTTCTGGCCACTACCTCATCTGTAGCTTCCAGACCTTCCAGTACGGTACCTTCTGCAAGGGTGGTATTCCATTCCAGTTCCGTGCCTTTTTTGGCGCACAGGACAAACTTGACCGTCCCTTTATAGGATACCACGTCCGGACTGATCAACCAGGAAAAGGTGATATAGTCCCCATCTGCTTGCACGTCCTCGACAAGGTACGGATATTTTTTTCCATTGGCGTTTTGGTAGTTGATATACAAGTGCAAGGTTGTTAGATCGATACCATCGCCTACCACTTTCGGGCACCGGAAATGTTTCCGCTCCGTGTTGCCGTCGCTAAAAACGCCAAAAATCTTTTCCGTCTCTGGCACCGTGATTGTACGTGACTCCGGATTGACCGTAAAAATATCATTGACCGGTTCAGCTTCCGAAGCTGCTAACGCTTCTTCTAATGTCATTCCTGCCTCACCTCCACTTCGTTTGTTGTGATTCTGTACCCTTTTCTTTCTCCTACCAGATATATTTTCCATCGCTTACATCCCGTAATTTCATCTGGTACGGCACATTTGCTGTTTATGATCGGGACAGGATATTCTTTGTCGTATCTCGAAAAGACGGCCGCTTTCTTGCAACCGTCCCACTCTCTGTCGAAGTTATATGCTGCATACAGATAGCCTTTCGTACCAGCAATTAATCCGGAAAAGTCTCCGTCCTTACTTAACTTTTGTCCGTTAATCCGGAACTGCAGTATTCTCATTTTGCTCCCCTCCTGCAATCAGATCCGCCATCATTAGTACGATGTCGTCCGTAGTTACCTCGAGTGCGTCGATTCGCTCTAGCTGCGACTTTCCAACTTTATGTAATACAACTCCTAGGATTCCTGCTGTGTATTTCATGATTCCCTCAAGTTCCGTGTAATTCTCATAAGTGCCAATCGTAGATTCTCTTTCCTTGATGATCATCTTCTTGGTCTTCATGCCATCCTGAAAGATTGTCTTCAGATTCTCTTCAGTTTCTGATATTGTTTTGATCAGCAGGCTCCCGTCCGGCCGGGTGCTCGCTGACTGGACAGTCAACTCTGTTGCATCATTGAATGTAATTTTCATGGATATCACTCCTTTCAAAAAAGATACCTGATAAAGGTGTCATGTTGATAAGTTGCTAAAGTAAATTAAGCAAGTTTCACCATTTCCATGTACGAGCTTCCAGTAGTTGCCGCCGCACCTGACGCATCGGATTTTCTTATTTGCGGCGAAAGAACAGTGCCATTTTCAAGGTAGATAATTCGACTCATATTCACGTTCGCGGCAAAACCATTATACGAATACTGAGCGCCGAAAAGCACATAGTTATCATCAACGATCGTTCTATTTGCAATGACTTGTGCTTGAATACACGCTGATGCACCTTGGTTTGCGCTACCTTGTGCATACATAGTCACACAGTATAAACCTGATTGTTTTATAGTTACGGTCGCATTTGCACCAGTTGTGGTTTTGTAACAAGCATCATCAACAATTGGTTTGCTAGAGCCGATATTTTTTGGTGTTGTGGACAAGTTCCATGATTTTCCCCACTTACCGATCAATACATTATTTTTGCGATTATTTATTTTGTCATTTAATTCAGTAAGCTTGTTGGACAAATCCTTATTTGTCTGAGCAATCTCCAGCATCTTCGTTACTTCCGTAATATTAATTCCGTCAAAATGAACTTCAAATGCCGGACAATCGTCCACAAGATCACCTTCCTGTAAATTTCCTTTTGTATATTCCGGAACTGTCGGATTAGATTCTGCCGGCGTGCCCATAATCACGATCCATTCATTCTTTTCTGTATTATCCTCTTCATTTCTTGTGTACCGGTTAACAACCAGATCTATCCTCTTCATCCCCTGTGAACCATTTGTAAGTTCCACTTCATCATAAGTCCCGATTTTTACAGAAGACACATTTCCATGATGGCACATCATTCCGCTTCGGATTTTTAACGAATTGTTGGACACCAACTCTGGCTCCAAGTTTTCTCCAGATGGCAATATACAACTCCCATCACCAACGATTCCTTCAATGATCTGCCGAAACTGTTGGCTTGTAACATGGGGTCTCCCGACTCTTCCACTAACTATCTCCATTATCATTCTCTCCTTCCAATTCGTATTCTTTGGATTCAATCCTATTAGTAATACTGTAGATGATATTTTCTATTGGTTTGCTCGAATACATCCCAGTAAGATAATCCCGCCCTCCTACAACATCACCTATATCTACATCGATTCCAAGTTTTGCTATATCCATGCCAAACTTTTTTTTACTGCACAAATCCTGTAATTTCTTCGTACTCTGGCTTTCCAGTTCATCTGTCTCTGTCGATGTATTTTCATACACTTGTACAATTTCATCTAAACCTGTATAATACTGTGTTTTCTTAAAAGAACCATCCGGCCAGACGTAGAGATGAAACACGTTTCGATCCTGCAGTTCACCTTTCCCGGTCACGATCAAGTGATTTACTCCATTTCTTTTATCTTCCATCGTGTAATTAAGTCCACAATCCTTAGACAGCTCAATCTCATCAGAATAGTCCGCAATCGGTACTGCTTCGATCAAAATATATCCCGGGATTCCTTTCTCACGCTTATGCCGAATACTCAATCTATATCCAACAGATTTCAGCATCTTTGTAATTCCTTCCAGTAATGTACAATAACGATCGAACTGATAATTACTCACTGCAGCACCCGTATCTGTGCCAGACACAACATACAATCCGCCAAATTCCGGTTCTATCAGTTTCTTAAGAATTGCATTTAACTCCCCGGACACCACCCTGTAATCACTTCCGACCGGCGGCTCTATTACTTTCATTGCCATGCGTCCACGCCATGTATAGCCTTTCAGCTCTACATAATCCAGAGTTGTATCTGTCAACACATCTTCGATAATTCCGCCAAATTCCGTATCTGGCACATACACCAGATTTCCGAATATCATTTCTTCTGTCCAGTTACATCTGGCAATCTTGATGGAAAATTCCCTATCTTTGTTAGCATCAAAGGTGCAATTCGCATCTAACAGTGGATTCGTTCCTATTTCTCTGCTCCTTGTCGCCAGAATTACCATGCTGCCTCCTTCCGCTTCAGAAACACATATAAATCTATTCCGAAGTCTCCGCTCCAATTTACTGATATCAATCCGGATGGGATTTTCTTAAATACAGAATAATCATATCCACGGACATCAAACAAATTCGCCGTTGTTCCATTGGAAAGATATTTCATGATCGTCTGCTCCGAGCTGTTTATAATCAAATATTCATTCTTCTCTAACGTAGTAAGGACTTCATATGGATAACCATTCATCAATACTTTAGGATTTACGCATGGTCCGTATATGATCATTTCGAAATCGGACGGAATAATATGATCAACTTCAAATTCTGCAGTCCCTCTTTTCTCGTTCATAAAATCAAATGGAAAATCACAAGCAAAATCCAAGCCGCTATCTGCAGTTATTTCTTTTTGCGGGAAAAATCTTTTTTCCAAGACCGTGATCCAAGACAATTCCGGAGCAAGGAATGTAAGCTCTACCTCCGTATACACATATCCTTTCCATCCCGTTTTCTTGGTCTTATAAATCTGACACGGCAAGAACGTATCATTCACATATAAACGCCCGTAATTCCCTGTTTCAGCATCCACAGAGATGATTCTATACAGCGTTTCCATGTTCTTCGTGAACTCTTCTCTCTTTCCAAATACGTCCAAGGTAATTACCTTTTCATAACCATCCTCTGTCTCTTCCCATGTACTGTCAAACCAGTCCGCATCTATTGTACGAAAAGGTGCCCTGGTCAACCAGAGCACCTCTCCCTTACTGTTCTTATAATATGCCTTTATCATAATGCCGACACCGCTCCTTTCGGTAATGGCTCATCAATTCTCTTTGTTCCCAGATAGATTGGACGCTTCGCCATTTTTTCTGCAGCTCTCATCTGGATTTTTTCTAACCGGTCATAATCGATATCTTTTCCTCCATCGAATCCCGGATAATTCTTTACTCTTCCAATTGTCTTGTCTGCAGTTCTCGCCGATAATGCAAGATCTACGGACTTCTGCAATCCGGATACCGCTTTCTGCACACCCACGTTCATAGACTTGATTGGAATATTCTTCTCGAATCCAATTCCCATACCAAGAGCCATCATCTTACCTACCTGGTCGCGGAATACTCGAGATGGTGAATGAATTCCAAGAGCACTCTTTGCCGCATCTAATGCTTTGTTTGCTGCACTTTTCGCTGCTTCTACGATTGCACCGGCTGCACCGGTTAATCCACTGGCAATGCCCTTTATAATATTCATTCCAACACTGCCCCAGTTCACACTGGTAAACGCATTCTTAATCTGGCTTACCATGTTTGGAATCTTTCCGATCAATGCCGGTATTCCCTGCACTAGTCCAACAGCGAGTTTACTTATGATCTGCACTCCTGCGGTCAGAATCTTTGGAAGATTCGTTATGATAGTCGATGCAAGCTTTCCAATAATCACTGGTGCCTTTGCTGCCACCAATGGGATTGAATTTGCAATTCCACTTGCGAGGCCTTTCATTAAGTTAAGTCCCGAAGTAATTAATTGTGGAAGATTGCTTATCAATGATGTGACCAATGTCAGTATCATCTGCACTGCACATGGTATCAATTGCGGTAATTGTGCTGCCAGACTGCTCGTCAATGTGGATATAATGCTTACTCCGGCAGTAATCAATGCCGGCAGGTTCACCGTAATGGCATTAAGAATTCCCATGATCAGCGTTGCGCCCTGAGCAACCAATCCTGGTAATGCTGCAGTAATTCCATTTGCGAAATTCGTGATTACTTCCGGTCCTTTTGTCTGCACAAGCAATAACAGCTGATCAATCTGTGTGCCAAACTGGCTGTAGATCAATCCCATACCGGCTACGATAATAGCTGCTCCTGCACCAATGTTGATTAATTTAAAGAATGTCGGTGCAAAAGAGGCTACTCTTGATAAGATCGGTGTGAATGCATCCGCAATAAAACCGGCATATTCAGATATCTTTGTTCCGGCTTTTCCCAGAACTTTGGAAACCTTCGCCGAAACGGCTGACATCTTCGTGCCAAGCTCTGCAAACTTTTCTGCTACCCCCGGGAACTTTTCAGCCAGTTTTGGACCGATTTGTCCAAAAGCTCCACCGATCTTTTTAACAGTATTTGTTACAGCTCCGGTGATTTTTCCTCCCGGTCCATTCGCCCAGGACTCAGCCATAAATCCGCCAAGATCTTTCAGTCGGGGAGCTATTTTTTCTCCCAGATCCTGGAATGGAAGCGCGATGCTTTCACCGAGATATTTGAACTCGCTACTTATCTTTTTGAATGTGGCACTGGCACTCTTTGCCCCTTTAGGTACTTTACCTATAGATGTGACAACTCCGTCTATAATGCCATTAAATCCATCGGTCGCAGTTTTTACATTTTCAATCCCTTTTCCAAATATGGACAGCGCTGGAGCTGATCCGGCAATTACAACTGCCATCTTTCCAAGATTTAACAGTTGATCACTGTTCATTCCCTTTAGCTCATTGGCTAATTTGGAAATACTATCAGTAAAACCTTTTACTTGTGGAACAGCGCCGCCGATTTTCCCGGCAAGTGCGCTGACAACATCCATTCCCGTTTTTCCTAATCTCGGGATGATCTGCCCCAAATTTTCAAAGATTTTCTGCGCCGCAGTCCAAAAGGTCTCTACAAGATCGTTTGCACTTATTACTCCAGCTTCAAAGTTTTCCCAAGCTGCTTTAGCAGAATTAACGGAACCTTCAATTGTGGTTGCCGCTTCTTCTGAAGTAGCCCCAGCAATTCCCATCTGCTTTTGCACAACACTGATGGCATTTACAATATTTCCAAAGGATAAGCTACTGGCATCGACTGTAACACCAAGTTCTTTCTGGACATCAGTCATCTTTGACGCATCAGAAATGAGACGTTTCATCTCTTCCTGAGTACCGCCATACCCAAGCTTTAAGTTATCTAGCATGGTGTAATTCTGTTTCGCAAAACCCTGATAAGCATTCTGGATGTCACGCATATTCGTGCCCATCTTATTTGCGTTATCAGACATATCCACAATAGCCCGATCTGCGTAAGATGCCGCTTTCGCAGTATCTCCTCCTAGGCTCTGCAACAATGATGCTGAAAAGCTTGTCACTGTTTCCATGTAATTGTTTGCGGACATTCCCGCAGTCTTGTATGCTTTATTTGCGTTTGCTATGACCGTATTCGCACTGTCCTTGAATAGAGTCTCTACACCACCTACCTGTTGCTCCATGTTGGCAACTACACCGAGTGACGATTTTATAATCGCTGCAGCTCCGGTTCCGACTGCAGCAATTGCTCCAGTCATTGCCTTACTGACTATTGATAGTCCTGATTTGCCAAGACTACCAAGTTTACTTATACCGTCATTAAATCCCTTTTCATTTATCTTGGTATCAAAATTTAAATATCCGTCTGCCATACTATCATCCTTTCTGATAGCACGGCTCAACGGCTCACATGTGCTTTATATCTTTATTTTTATTTCTCTCTTACACTCCCGACAGTTAATATACACACCATCACATTCGGCGGTATCATCATATATCAATAATTTCTTGCCGCAATAAGGACACCGGAACCATTTTCTTTCTGTCGGGATTTTAATTACATGTTTCATCACGCAAACATATCTCCAATCTCATAATCCGTCATTTTTCTGCGCTTCTTTTTCAGCGCAACTGCATCCTGGATTTTCTTAATCCGCTTTCTCTCATTTTTATCGCTAATCGTACTGAGGTCTGTGTTCCGGTACATGATGCGCTGCTTAATCTCTGTACTATCCGGAAGTCCGATAAATAACGTCTGGAACTCCCACCAATGCATGTATGGAACCGTCTGCAGGTTGATCCCGTACACTTCCCGGAACGCACTGTAAATCCAAGTCATATCCTCGTCAAACGAATAGATCTGCTTCGGAGGCTTTGCAGGTGCCTCACTCTCTTGATTATCATCCTCCTGCTTCATTGCAAGGAAATCACCCAGCGCGTTTATCGTATCCTCTAAGTCATCCGGGATATCATCTATATACCATTGCATAAGCAAGTGGCATTTGATCTGCCAGGGCACGTCTTCATCTTCCACCAGCTTTGTAAATCGAATCCATTCCCGGAAGTCTGTCTCCACCGGATAATCTTTTCCATTTACCTTTACCGTTTCCGGAAATTTGTCAATCAGAATATTCATAGCACGCTACCTGTTACGAACTGCATTAAAATTATTCTGGTTCTTTTTCTTTCCCTGCTGTTTATTATAATTTCTTTTCTGCTGGCGGTTTCCATGCTGCTTAACGGTGTATTCGCTATACCGTTCATTCATCTTAACAGCCTCGCTATTTTCAAATGCAAGTAATGCATCTGCCGCATCAAGACACGAATTAAGGCTTGTTTTTCCACCAAACATAACCTCATGCGCACCTTCTCCGATTGCACGGTCGAAAAAGTTAAAATAACACTGGCACTGCGCACGGATGATATCCGCCGTCTTTCCGGTTTTCGGAACCTGCTTTGCTTCCTCCCGCATCAATCGCTTTACTTCTTCCAGGTCCTCCAAGAAATCAGCATCTGTAAAATCAATCTCCGCTTCGAGATCTCCAAATTTAAAAAGGCTCATCGGCTCACTCTCCTATCTTTCTTTATTCCGCAAATGTACATGTCTGCCAGTCATCTGTAGTTGTGGCAGTTCCTTTTGTAATCTTTCCGGCTGCTTTAAAGCTTCCTTTGTAGATCAGTGCATCCGTTCCATCACCTTCCGTATCCGGGATCACGCTCCAGTCACGTTTTCTTGCTGTGCAGGTATTCGGATCTTCTGTCTTAACCTCAAACAGATCCACCATTACAATGTTCACCTGTGCATCCGATCCCAGAAGTTCATCATCTGTAATCGTCGCAAGCCTTTTCAGCACCGCATCATTTGTATGTAAATCAAATTCGTAATCCATAGATGGAGCGTACCCTACCACATCTGAACGTTCACTTTCTTCATCCACATACTGCCTGCTATATTCGGTAGAATTTTTCCCATCTGACATTGATGTGAATCCCGTCATTCTGGTAAATGTCTTACCGTCACCTGTAACATCCATAAACGCAACACGCTTATGTCTGCCTACTAATCTCTTTTTATTATCTCCTGACATTTCTATACCTCCTGTTCATATATTAATCTGCAAATCATCTGATACCGTCCCAGATCAGCTTCTGTGCTAAACAAAAAGCCGGACTGCAACACTTCAACTTTAACAGCTTTGTGCTCGTCCAGCTCTGGGAGAATATCATTCATATTATTTTTCTCAACCCATTCCTCAAAAGCCTGATAAAAACCACTGTTGGCAATCCCGGTTCTTGCATCGCCGTCATATGCTTCCTTGCTTGTGAATGCGAATTGAAACTGTTTCAGACCTCCGCCATCCACATACTTCTTGTAATTCGGATCCGCACCAATCGGATCAATGGAATACTCCATCCCATTTCCAAGATAATTAATGTTAATCTTCCGATCGTCAATATCCGGATTCAACAGCACATAGTCACGAATGCTCTGAATAATCGGTTTTTTACTGTCCTGCAAGTTTCTCAGCTCCTTCTTTAATCTTTTCCTTATGGCTCGCCTTCATCGTTTCGAACCATCTTGCTTTTGTTTTATGTTCATAATACTGCCGACGGGCATAAGGTGTCAGATACTCAATGGAACCGGATCCGATCACTGTGCCAAGCGTTGCCGATTTGATCATCATACCGGTGCGTCTCGGTGTAAGTGGATTCATATATCGCAGGCACTCTGAATCAACAAATTGTTGCGCTTTGGAAAAGCTTTCTGCCTTCCGTGCGGCAAATCCCGGTGCCCACTCAATCTTTGCGGTCACGCTACCGTTTTCATCTCTTGATGTGAATACGCTGCCTCTTGGTGTCGTGATTCGAAATTCTTTTTTCTGTGCCATTTACTCACCTTCAATCTTCCAATGTGGCAATCCGCCAAAGCGATTATCTGACCAGGACAACACTTTGCAGTGCCTCAATCGTACATCTTTCAGATCAGCCGGCTTCTCAATTTCCTGATTATACTCGCCGAGTACAATCTGATCATCTGTCTGAATGGTCCAGTGTTCTTCCGGATCTTCCAGCTTCGCATATTCTTCCGGCAGAAGATACTGATCCGCATTCTCTACATCGGTAGGAATACGGATCTTATATACTTCTGCGCTGTTTAGTCCGGAATCGCCGACGGATGCTTTGTGGTTAACATATATATGCACATTTTCAATAACGGTTCTATGCCAGGTATCGAAACGGGTGAGCGAATCATACCTACGATTATAGACAGTTATCGTTGCATTCGTTAACACAACAGCATCCCACCTTTCTTGACAACCATCCTGTTGGGAGCAAGTATGTAGACGCTGCTTCATACGCTTTCTTTCTGATCAGTTCTTCAACTGTTTGCCCATCCGCTTGTTCGACAGCATATGAAACACTGTATCCATCATTATTTTCAGATTTTACAGCGCCTGCCTCTTTTTTCTTTTCGCAAGAATGATACACGTCTGCAACCGCACACACAGCATCTTTTACTGCCATGTCCTCAGTTGCAAATATATTTCCACGAATATACGTCAGCTTTCTAATATAGGCTTCGGCTTTGCGTTCTGCAGACGGAAATTCCTTTTCAGTAATCCCGCCTCCGTACTGATCTGCATAATATCCATAATCTACATACATAAGTTATTCCTCCCTACTCTCCCGCTTTCAGAATCGAGAACGGGCATCTCTTTGTCTTATCTTTTGCAAGTGCATTGATAGGATTTGGAACTTCCCAACCCATACGCATAACTGCACGAAGTGCAACCATATCGTTCTGCATCAGGTTGTATGCGATAGTTCCGTCTGTATTCTGTACAACACCTTCTGTAAACAGCTTGAATGTAATATCCTGTCTGATAGAAAATACAAGCTGCGAGAAATCTCCGGAGACCATCAGGGCCTTAGATTTATCCCATGCTCCATTGATCGGGAAATTCATCGGAGAACCATCCAATGCATACTGCGTAGATCCCTGCATATCTGATTTAAACAGTGGATCGCCGTTAGCATTCTTTAATCCTCGGAGCTTTGCCCTCATAGAAACATCAGCCATATGACCATTCACTAAGTATCCGCATTTTTCAACTTTGTCAAGAACGCCTTCTTCCGCCATAATCTTATCATACAGTGAATCAGCAGAACCAAGCGTTACTACACTTCCAGCTTTTGTTGCAGTAGTTACTATATCATCTCTCCAAGTAGACGGTTTATCTACTCCGAATAATGCAGCTCCATCAATCTTTGTTCCGAATGCTTCTGTTACCCTCGGTTTCACCTCGCCCCAAATATCATAGTCTGAATCATCTAATACGGACTCTGGAATCGGTACAATTACCGCAATTTCTTCCGCAATAATAAACTTCTTATCCCATGCCTGCTTGGTCGTTTTCTTCTGTCCTGAATCACCGTTCACAAAATAAGCAATTGGCAGCATATCCAGTACTGGCATCTTGTACTGCTTACTTGTCATATTTGGCAGCTTACGTCCTCTTGAAAGAACAGCTGACTGAGCAATAACACCCTGAATGATCTCATTTGATTCCTGTACTGGAATCAAAGATTCTGCACCGCTTCGATCGATAATGCTGACATCATTCTCAAAAAGCCTTAAATTCATTCTGTTTTTATTCATCTTCTACCTCCGTTATCTTCTCGCTGCAGCACGGATACGATCATTGATGGAAGCGTTCATGTTTCCACCAGAACCTTCTGAAGAATTTCCAGAAGATGTGGAAATGCGATAAGAACCGGCATTTCCTGTAAATTTCGGATTCTCCTTCAAAAATTTGTCTGCAGCTTTTTCAAATGTTGTTTTATCATCTACAAGTTTCGATACCTTGAACATGACATAATCCAAATCTTCTGATCTAACGCCTTTACCAGATAAAGTCTTCTCATTCTCCATCTGCTGTACTTTCGCCAGCGCATCATCAAGATCTTTCTGCAATTTTGTAGCATTTGGCTGATTAGCTGCACGTTCTGCTTTGAAATTATTGATTGCCTGTGTTACCTCAGATTCTGTCATGCCCTGATTTCTGAAAAAATTGGCAAGAGCTGTCCGCTCAGACCTCTCTACTCGTGCACCTGCAATCTCTTCCAACTGTTCATAGGTATATGTTCCGGTTCCATGTGCTCCGGATGCGCTCCCAGCGGATCCCTGACCGCCGTTTCCAGTCCCAGCATTTCCACCCTGATTACCAGAGCCAGCTCCGCCGCCGTCATCAAAGAGCTGTAAATTCATTCTGTATCTCATGTTTCTACCTCCGTTTCGCCTCGACAGGCTCCCGAGCTTTTATATCGTCTTCACGTTTTGGACATAATAAAAACACCCTCTCGGATGTTTATTTCTGAAATTCTATGCAGTTGTATTCCCGGTTGACATCTGTAAGTCCCAGGAACCATGAATCTACCAGAAGTTTCCCGCCATCTGATAGATCTTCCCATTTAATTACCGTATTTCCGCATCTTGCATCTACCTTAATCTTATCGTGTATAAGATCTTGAAGTGAATTAATCAAACTACATGTAAGAGCTGATACAGCCGTACACGCCCGATCAATGCCGCTTGGTTCTTTCCGGCAAGCATGACCAGTTATACTAATACTGTTATCTTTTACTGTTACAATTATCATCCGTTACTCCTTTGTCTCTATGACAGTTACAGTTCCTTCGAAAGCACCAAGATCTCTCTGCTGTCGGAATGTGTGAGTCTCAGCCACATCATCATCCGTCATCGGTCTTGTAAGATACCATAAAGAGTCATCTTTCCATGTGATTTCTTCTAACTTCTGATTTGGTTCAAGTTTCACTGTTGTCTTTCCACCATAATTTTTTGTTGCTGACTGGCATCCAGTCAGACATGCAACCGACATGATAATCGCTGTTAATACTACTGCTATTCTTTTTTTCATTGTTACTCCTCCTAAAATTGCGTACAAAAATACCACCGGCTTTTCGACTGGTGGTAGCTACATGGATAATACTTTCATATCATTCCATAATTCCTTTAACTGTTTATTATTTATTTTATGTTTATCAAGCATTGCCTTGGCATCTGTATAGAAATTAGTCTCACCTTCTGGACACCTGCATATAAACGGCTCATCATCTCTCCACGAAATATTATATCTTTCTCCATAAAGAATAAACTCGATATCTAATCCTATCTCTATAGCTTCTGACAGCTCAGACAAGTTCTCAAATTTTGCATAATCTTTATACTCAATCATTTCAATCACCTCTTCTCGAGAATATCTTTATTGGCAATTTCATGCCCTAATTTAAGTGGATTATCGTGCTTTGCTTCACGTTTCAAGTTACCTTTTTCATCAAGATACCAGTTATGATAATGTGGTACAATCGGATGTTCTTTTGAATTTCCGTGATCCGTCATATCTATATCTAATCTTGGCCTTCCATCATTTCCGTAATATCTACGTCTCTGCAAGGCACCATCTTTGAAATTATCAAACACACTATTCGGAGCACCTTTATACGGGATAGAATGTACTTCTCCTATTTGTTTCTTCTTCAGTGCTTGACTCTGCCATTTTACATCTATATATGCTTCACTGATAATTTTCCATTTCTCACTATCATTATATTTCATCTGGCCGAAATTAACAAGCGAACCAATATAATCTCCTAGAACTTCTTTATACCGCTTATACTGAGCCACATCCTTGGATGCATTCTCAATCATTTCCCGCGGGAACAATACATTCTGTCGTTTGCTATTTGTTGCCACCCGACCTTTCATATCCAGGTAAATACGCTCACGTTCTTCCGTAAGCTTCATTTTCCGGCAAAATCTGGAATATTCATTTAACTGTCCTTGATACTTTGCTTTATGCAACAGAATTTCATCCGGATCAGCCTTGCCTTTCTGGAGCAGTCGAACCTTTTCTCTTTGCGCCCGCATCGCCAATTCCATCTGGCGTTGCTTTTGTTTGGCTTCATACAAGGTATATTCCTTATCCCCAAAGTTCTTCGGTTCACTCTCTTCCAGATTCTTGGCTTCCAGCCATTCATCCGTCCAGTTGCGTTCTGACAGTCCGGGAAAGAAAGGATAATAGGTGTGATAACAGTTCACTCCTAGAAGTCCCGTGACCGTCCCCAGACCACATACTGAATACAGCTGTTCCTTGGACCAGACACGCCCTTGCCATACTGCATGAGTCGGTCGTGCACCTGCATGCCATTCCACCTCGAAATACTCAGTTCCGAGCTTCTCAGCATTATACTCTGTTATCTTCCCTGTGATCTGGCTCACTGCAGTCATTACGGCTCGTCTTGCATCCACATCCACCCGATCAGCTCGCCCGGATGAATAATCTATCTTCCTGAGTCCGCTGTTCGTGAGCTGTGTAACTACTCGTCTCAGGACGCTGTTATAATCAAACGCGCCGGTTACGATATCATAGCACGCTGCATCCAAATATCCCGAATACACTTGTGCAAGTGGTGTCAGCACCTTCCTGCCGTTTCCATAGTCCAAATAGAATCCGAGTGAATTGGTTATATTCTCCAGATCTTCAAAACTCTGATCAATAATCGCTTCTGTAATTTGTTTGAGCTGTCCATTCTTTTCAAACGGTATATATTCTGCATTGATCTGCTCATAGACATCATTATCTCGAACATATTCCTTTTCGATTACCTTGTCGTACAGCTCAAACATCTCCGGGTAGGAAGCATTAAGCGTCTTTTTGATTTCCCGTTCAATATCCTCCGAAGAATACCCCAGAATCCGCAACCGGTTGATCTGCCAATCTGCAGTACTGGTAATCTCACCAGTTTTAACGATCCTCCGAACAATATCTTGCATGATCCGTTCTTCCAGGTCTTGATATCTGGCAGCGATCTTACTTGCAAGCTTATTCTTGTAATCATCTTTCATATTACTCCATCACCTGATTTTGTTCTGGGAGATTCTTAGCAGCATCTTCTTCTGATTCTCCATACCATTTAGCACGGTACTCTGCCAGACTCATGACTCCCATACTGACATCTTGTCGGTCTCTGCTCCGCTCTGTCTCTTTGTCCTCAATGATCGAATCATCAAAATCAATGGTGATTTCACATTCAGGATTCAGTGGCTCGTTCAATACCATTCCCAAACGAATGATAATCCGAATCAGTTGCTTTAATGCATCCTCAAGCAATATCTCATGTTTCTTAATCATACGATACATATCCGAATTTTCCGAAATAATCTCTGTTGCTGTCTTTGCTCCTGTTGCTCCGAATTGATATTGATCTGTGCCGAATCCGCATTTAAGTGAAAGGTAATTTAGATCGTCATTGATTGCTTTGCTGTGTTGATCAGCACGAAGCGACATGTCGATTTCCTTCAATAGCCCCTCTCCATTGGCATCATCTTCCGGAAGCGCATAGAACACACTATCATCCGGATCAAACGCCGGAGAGCCGTCTTCATTCGTCAGCATTTCCGGTCTCACAAATATCCGCTTCCTGCCAAGTTCAAATTCATTACAATACGAATCATATTCTGTATCCAGCTTCTTGAGCGTATCAATCGCATTTGCGAATATAGCAACACCCATTGGATTATTCTGGTCCGCATTATTCGTGATATTCAAACGATCAATAACGAATTGTGGCTCTGCCGAACCAGTTTTTGCTTCTTTTGCAAGTGTTTTGAATGGTTTTAATAATTTCCATTCCTCTTCTGTCAGTTCCGTTCCTTCCTGACTTCCAGATTCGCACCGCAATACAGTATTACTGATCACGTACTCCCCATTTTCCAAAAGATGAGATTGCAACTGGACATATTTTTTTCTTGAAATCGTATGTGGAAATGCAAAAATGCATTCCGTTACCCTTCCATTATTCCATGTTACCGGGTATATATTTGGTGCATCCACGTAATTGATGCAAATTCTTCCAGAGAGAACTTCTCCATCCTCTGTAATCTCCACATCTTCCAAATATGGGATGTACGCCACTGTACCAGTAAAGGCTTTCCGCTCCTGGTAATCATTTCCCATCACAAGGAAACGGTTGTCATCCAAAACCTGCTGCACATATTCATCCGTTTGATCATCATCAAGAGTAATTGTCACCCGTTCATTCAAAAGGAGATCCGCAATATCTTCACTCAGCTTCTTCGCCATTCCCATACTCTTTCGCCTGCAGCGTTTGTATGTTCCACGTCCACTGTATACCTTGTAGAAAGAGAAGTTTCGGACATTTCCCTCATACCAGGATATCCATTCCGCTATCTTTCGGTAAAAGGATGGATCCACAGTATCAATCTCCTTCTTTTTGAAATAATTAAAGATATTCATCGTCCTCTACCTCCTTCCTGCTAATATCACATACATCTATTTCTTCCGTTTCGTCTTTCGGCAGCCAGTATTTTAACCTCTTCCAGGCTCCCATAACACAATATCGGATTGCGTCCATACAATGGTCATATTCTTTTACAGGTACTTCCTTGCCTTTTTCAATGGATTTCTTGTCATACTCATAAGTTCCAAATTCACTTACTGCATATTCCTGTTTTGGAGATGTGGTCATAATGTCAAAGCTCAAAACCTTTTGCACACGGCTGATGCCTAAAGCAACATCATTCTCGGCATCTCTTAAGAATACCTGATAATCAAGATTTTCTGCCCTGGTTGCCCGCCTTACTTCCTCGGCCAGACCTTTTGCGGATGGGTCAAGGAAAATATAAAAGACCCTGTTGTCATACTGTTCATGCAAATCATTCATGAACTCAACCAAGTCTTTCGCATATTCTGATGGACTCTTCTGTTTTCCGGTTTCACGGCCACTGTGGTAATATTCTCCAAGTCCCGGAAATTTCTTCCGGTATGCGTCAAATCCAAATGCTTCAAATGTCGTTGCGTTCTGTTGTCCGTAGTCGCCGCCGATATAAATACGGTCATATCGCCTATCCGGATCTGGTTTCTTCCTGTGTCGATCTCCAAACATGTAATAGATCAGCTCATCCACACCAACAGCCTGTCCGAGCCATACCCACCGATACATCTTCTCATCTGCCCGTTTCATAGCTTCTGCAGATGCGATTAACGCATGCCCCAACCAGCTGACCGGAACATCTCTGTAATCCGTATGAATGTGAATGCAGTCATCACGCTTTTCCATCTTCTTGCACCATTGGTTGATCGGTGCATTTGGATTCTTGGGCGGGTTATACAGATAGATCATCTGGAAATCACTGTCATTTCCTCGAACGAATGTTGCTTCGATATTGCTCAATTCATCTTCGCCTTCCCCATCATCGAAGAACTCCGTCAGCTCATCCAATACTACCAGCTTGATCGGCTTATCCTCATCAATAATACCTTTCGTATCGTCGATGCCGTCTGATCCGGAGAAGTAAATGGTCGTGCCGTATTTTTTATAAGTAATTTCCATCGGGGATTTCGTGATTGTGAACTTGTTCTTCGAAATTCCCAACCGGTTAATCCCTCTGATCATTTCTTTGTACACCGTCTTTCGGAGCTTGTTATGATGCTTGCGAAGAACTACTGCAGAACCATGTGGATCTGATACAATCTGGTAATCGGTTCGAATAGCAGCATAACTGGACTTTGTTCCGGCACGTCCGGAAGTCAGGATAATGTGCTTAACTTTTCTGTTGTTGAATATTGCCAGATACTTCGGTATCACAATGTCCGATATCTTCACCTGTTGGCGCGTCGTTGACAATCACCACACCATCCTCTCCATCATCGTTGCCACTGGATTTCATTCGTTCCGTATTAGCTTTGATCTGCAGGATTCTTACTTTCTGCTCTTCTGTAGCAAGGTCCCAGTTCTTATGCAGCAGATCTTCATACCGGTTAATCATGCCTTCCAGCGTCTTCTGTGCTCTGGCTTGAGCCGATAAGAAGTTTGCCTGCTTGTCCCACGCCTGCTGCACTTCCCATTTTTCAGAACAAATATTTCCGGAGCTATCTGCGATCTTTGTCGTTGTCGCATCCTCCTGATCACGAACATACATAATTTTCTGTGCCCGGATAATGGCAGCATATGCAATCTGAATCTGGTCCCACAGAACATCAAGCGGATCTTCCGGCATTTCCTGAATGATGGATAACGTCTCTTCCGGAAGATGTTTGGAAAAGAACCCGAACTTCTCAGCATGCTTATTCCCCGGCGGACCGGTTGCATTCTTGTTACCTGGTTGTCCGCCCCGTTTCCTTTTTCCGGGTACGACAGAGGGTGCACCCTCTGCTTTAGAAGGTGCACCCTGTTCTTTCTTCAACTTGGACCAGCCATACCGTTTGATCCAGCTCTTTATTGTATTCAAACTGGTGTCATATTCCTCCGATAGTTTCTTCGGAGGGACACCTGACAGGTAATCATTTTTAATCTGTTCTTTTACATCCGGCACGTCACCACCTCTCTCTTTCCTGTTTTTTGCATTAGAAAAGCACCCCAGAGGGTGCCATTTATATTTAGTAATCTTCCATAAGTTCAATAATATTTACTTAGCTATTCCCAATATGCTTGTAATCGTCGATATAGTTGCATAATATATTCCAATCATAGCTACAACAGTAGATACAACTCCTATTACTATTGCGATATTGTTTGAATGCCTATACTTCTTCTCTTCTTCCATCTTGTCATTAACCGTCTGCTTTAAATCATCTATTTTGTCGTTTTGAGAATTTAATATCTGTTCTATTTTATTTAAACGATTATCTATTTTATATTCAAATTCGGATATCTTTTTTTCTGTTCTCCTTTCGCTTTCACGAACATCTTCTCTTAACTCACTCTGATCCCTATCCACTTTTTCAATATAAGATTTCAACAGATCATCCATGTTTTTTCCTTCTTCCATACGAGTGATTTTTCTCTTTCCCAAACTCGAATTTATTCTATCCGAAATAGGAATTACACTATCCATTTTATGCACCTCCACTATTCCATATGTGAAAATACATCCATGATTTTCTTTATATCATTTGGTGTTGCCGTAAAATCAAACGTTTCTCCGTCTTTTCTAATGAATCTTATTGTTTTATCCTCTCCATATGTTTGCTTTTGTGCAATTCTATCAATTCTAGGAGCAGAGGATTCCCCCATAAATAAATTTTCAAATAACGGTGTTAAAGTAATAAAGAATGCCTCCATTTCATTTTTAAAATTTGTTACTATCTTATTTCCTTCCTCTTCTGTAAATTCTTCAATCAAATTAACTTCCTTATCTTCTTTGCACGACAGAACTTTTCTCGCATTCCATTCTATTTGATTTGATAAAGTGTATTTCCACAAAAAATCTGTTACACAATTCAAATCATACCCTAACATTTTTTCACATACTTCTGATAGTTCATCTGTACAATATGGATAGTCATTTCTCCTTTCAAATACAGACAATATCTGAAGTGCTTTGTAAAATATAAGTTTATCTTCTTTATATTTTGCAAAAAGCTCTTCACAATAATTAAACATATTATAACCGTTTTCAAATGCCATTCTAATTTCCTCCTAATAACCTAATAAACCTACTCTCATAATATCTCATTTCTCGACATTACGCAACGAAAAAGACACCCGGCATCACCAGGTGTCCTCTCTCGGTTTTATTAGGTTGTGGGGGAACTAATCATATGTCTTTTGTCTTTTCATCATGTCCAGTATAATAATAACATAGTAAAATTATTAACGTCATTAGTCTTGCAAATTTTCTTTAATTATTTGTGCTATTCGCCCCTGAGTGCAATTCAAGCATATTCCTGCATCTTTCTGCGTCATCCCATCCAAGAATACCATTTCAAATATATCCTTGGTCGTTCCATCAGGCATTGCGGCTATGTACTTCTCTACTTTCTCGTTCTCCCGGATCAACTGATCTTTTCTCTTCTCCTTCTCATGGATCCGCATCTTCAATGCAGTTGCTGCCTTTGGCTCTTCCACTCTCACCTGCACATGCTCCTCGATGTAAGGGAAATCATCCGAACTCTTTGTAACCTTCCCCGATACAACCGGTACTGCGTCCAGTCTTTCCTGAAGCTTGGCAATGATCCCGTCCAGATTCTCAATATCCCGCTTATTTTTCTTGTATTTATTTAACAGTTCTCTGTTCATTATGCTCACGCCTTACTCTTTCCTGAATTTCTTTAATCAGCACTTCTCCATCCATGTCACTGTACATCTCAATGCCTTTACGAAAAAATAATTCACATTCAATTTTTGTATGAAGCGCATTCGTGTCCTTTGGATGTCGCCTTAACCTGATCAATGCCCGCCGGTAATCATCCGCTGCCAGCTTTACAACTGCTGCTTTTAAGTTTTCATAGCACTCGACATATTCACTCATCGCCGGTCACCTCTTTTATGTCTACTCCCATCTTCCGCAAGTAATCCTCCACCGAATAACTCTGATAAGCTGGCGTATGGAATCTCTCACTTGCCTTCGCATCATGACTTTCTTCCAACTCCTTATAGTGTTGCTGATCATCCAGCTTTACCTGTCTTCTGTCTCTTCCTCTGTTCAATCATTTCTCAGCTCCTTCGTCGTTTTGTTTTTATTCATCAACTTCCTGTTCAAGCCAATGTGCTTTACAATCTACGCATACCTCTCTACTTGATACTAGACTACCTTCTTTTCGGCAATATGCTCTTTTATCACCTACATAATACGGACAATTTATGTTGTAATAAATCATAGCTTCTTCGCTTGCACCATCATCATCAATGCTTACTCGGTTCAAGCGTGATTCCAAACCGTCCAGCAATAGATTTATCATATATTCCCTATTTGTCATTCTGTTTTCTCCTTATACGGTTCCGGCAATGGCATCCAGGCATTGACAAATATTCCATAGCTTGAATATGATTTTTCATCATCTCCCGGATAGAATGTACCGCCTTCATCATTTTCTTCATATCTTGCGATATCCGGCATTGATGCATTCTCGAATGATACCAATATGTAACTTTCATCCTCCGGCAATCTCTCACTTATCGGAATCCATTTGCTGAGGACATTTGTGTCCTTAGCATCTTCCCTGTCCTCATACATCGCCAGTCTATCTACCAACTCCTGTTTCTTATTCGGGGACCAGTACCCCTCGCTTTATACCGTTCTCTCTTTTATGTGTTAATCTTTCCATGATCTATTCCTCCGTATCTTTTATCTTCATTCGTGCATCTTTTGACACTTCCCTGATCACACTTACCAACATATCTTTCGCAAGGTCTGATTGATATTTTTCGTTTATCGCATCCGCTTCTCGTGTCATTGCTTCGCACTCCGCATCATCCAATCTTCTTGCACCATATTTTCGATACAGCTCCCAGACATCCACAAACAGATTGTATACTTCACGAAATGCCATTGTTTTTATCTTCATCACAATTCCTCTATCCTGATATAAATTCCTGGCTGATCCGCCCAGAACTTCTCAGTTATTTCCGATGCCACCAACGCATCATCCTTCCAGAATCCAACCTTGGTCATGCAATCCTTTAACATCTTCTGCAGATTATCTGTATCCGGCTTTGTAATCCTGTACTCTCCGTTTTCATGATTCTGCTTTGGAAAGCACCACTTCGTGATCAGCCTTACTCCTGTTTTGTACGGTTCCACGATCCGATGCTTGTACAGGTTACCAATCAATTTTTCTTTTGCTGCTTTCAGTTCCGGTGGATCATAAAATACCGGCCTGCCATTCACAACCGTAACCTTATGCTCCTGATGTGTAATTGTAGGCGGCTCCATCACCATAAAAAACTCTGTCATTTATTTCGCTTCACCTCTTTAAAGTTTTAAATTTCTTTTTTTCATCCCTGAACCCTGGTTTGTGCTGGGTGGGCTCCCGCCTGTGTGTGGGGGCGTACTTCAATCGCCCCACACTTTAAAGGGGGTGCCCGCACATTCCCATTCCCGATATGTATATATATACGTAGTATATATAGGTGCCGGGAGGGAATGTTCCCACTACCTGAAAATCAGAAAATAGGAAGAAAATCGGGAAACTTCCCACTACCTTATTTTTTAGAAACTGGGAATGTTCCCACTACCTAAAAATTTATGGTAACGGGATAATCCTTTTTGTCTCTTTATCTGTCGTATATCCATACTTTTTTAATGAGTTCCACAATGTTTTTTCTGCCGGATATTTCTCTCCAACAGCTTCTGAATTACTCTTGATCTGCTCGTATAACTCTTTCACAGTCGGGTATGTATCATGATGTTCAAACCGGAAACTTTCAATCGCCATGTCTACTTTTGCCTGTTTATTCTTTCTCTGGACCTCGCCCTGTTTCTTACGAGCTTCCTGTCCTTTTTTCCAGTTTGGCTTCTCATCTTCCGGCTGCACATCATCCAGTGCTCCTGACTGATCCGTGTGATGTATCGGATAATCGAACCACAGATTGACCGGTTTGAACTTCGGAAACTCTCTTAAAGTTCCATCAATACGCCATGCTGTCTTCGTGTTCGTTGTGATCAAGTTTGTATCTATCTGCTTCTGCAGTTCTCGCATCTGCATAGGCGATAAGTGTTCCCTGCAGTAATTCATCATCTGCACCTGGCTGCATAAATCATCCTGAGATAAATCATCTTCCCATCCAAAATGGCTATCTAAATACGTCTGACAGGTCGCACATACTGTTTTATTCTGTTCCTGTTTGCGAAGATCGTCTGTAACATCCAGTTCAATTAAATCAAGCATGGCATCCGGATCTCTGGCGAATACTCCGGATCCTGATGCACGGTCCATGGACCTCTTGCCTCCCTGACTTCCTTTGCTGTGGTGATGACAATAAATAACTGCACATCCCAGCTCATTGCATACTTTATCAAACTGATTACAGAAGTTTGCCATCTGATCAGCACTGTTCTCATCACCGGTAATGACCTTGTAAATCGGATCTATGATGATCGCCATATAGTTCTTCTTTGCAGCACGTCTGATCAGCTTCGGTGCGAGCTTATCCATTGGTATTGATTTACCTCTCAGGTTCCAAATATCTATATTAGAAAGATTCTTTGCAGACCAGCCTAATGCCTCATACACATCTTTAAATCTATGTAAGCACGATGCTCTATCCAGCTCCAGATTCACGTATAATACACGTCCCTGACTACAGTTCCAGCCGAACCATTTCCGTCCCTCTGCAATGGCAATACACAGCTCTATCAGCGCAAATGATTTACCCGCTTTGGAAGGTCCGGCAATCAGCATCTTATGCCCCTGTCTCAGCACATTTTCAATGAGCGGCGGTGCAAGTGCCGGCAGATCATCCCAGACGCTTTCCAGTGATTCCGTATCCGGCAGATCATCATTCATGGATTCTATCCATTCGTACCATTCCTGCCAGCTGCTTTTTCCAATATTCGTATCAATGATATATTGCTTTCTTCCTGAACGTATAACTCCCGGAAGTCTTGAAAGACGTGATGGATTCTTATTCTGAGTATCTATGATCAATCCATTTTTCTTACAAATGTCATATAAATATTCCACACGTTTTCGATATTCACTATAGTCTGCAGCTTCCACACGAACGATAGCGTGCAAGCTTTTCTTTCCTGAAAACACCAGACATGCAACCGGAAGCTCCAGCTCCCGGATAATCGCATTCTGTTGCTCCAGATCCATGGCATCAGACTCGACCAATGCATAACGGAATTCTGTCACATTTTCATTCTTGCATCCATTTCCATCTAATGGATTAAAGCGGATCCACGCTCCCGCCTCTTGATTGTAGTCACCAAGAACAGCGCCTATATCGCCTTTGCAATGGTTTAAAGCTTCTATCAGTTGCCCGGCAGTACGATCCCAACAGCCTTTCTGTGGTAACCAGCGTGTTCCTTTATCATCTGTCTTCTCCCAGCTTCCCGTTACATATCCGACATTTTCTCCTGGATCAAACAGTGTTTCCAGATACCGGGTAATCTCATTTACTGGGTCCCAGTTTCTAGGCTCATGTATTTCTTTACCTTCTACCCATGACCGATCTACCACAAGACCTTCTGCACTGATCTCATCATCCCAGCCAAGCTCATATGCTGTATATGAAGGCTTCCAGCCATGCTCCATAGCCAACTGAACAATTGTACCGGCAGTAACCGGAGAATTAGAGCCATGGAAAGTATTCCACTTTTTCTCACATTCTCCTGAGTGATACCGCCGGTCATTTTTACTCCATGTATCCCATACATCTACAGAATAGCCCTCATGTTTTAATGCCATTCCTACATTCACCCAATCCTGGTAATCAAGCTCAGCTGGATTCAAATATTCAATTATTTCCTGTAAGTCTGTATGCTTTTCCATATTTATCCTCTATATTCTGCTGGAATGATACCGCTCGGCACCCTCCAGCCATTGCCAGCGATTCGGTCAATCATATTTTTTGCTGTTTCAAATTGCCAGGTACCCACATGCTGAAATCCTCTGCTTTCCAAAAAACGTATCTGTTTCGGGGTGGTTAACCCCTCTCTTCTACGTTTATCTAAACGATCCAGAATCTTGGATGCTTTCCCGGCATTTTCAATTGCGTCCGGAAGAATCCCTAACTTTTCAAGTGTCTTTTTCTGACCTTCTGACGGTGGAGCCATCTCCCATCCAAATGCGGGCACGTATCCGGAAAGATCTTCTGCCTGAATACTCATTTCAAACTGTAGCGGATCTACCAGCCTTTTCTTGCGTCTCTTCATCTCAGAGAGCTGCTTAGCCAATGCCTCTTCTCTTTGTGCCACTACATCCTCGGATGCTGTCTTTTCTGCCTCTTCAATATCAATTACACATCCTGCATCCTTTTCCATGTTTTCTGTCATTTTCTGTGCCACCTCTGCACTCTCACAGATTAACGATGCTGGATGGCATAACTCATGCCGTTCTGTGTGCCACAGGAAGTCTAATAACAAAAGATGATCTTTATTTGTCTCTGGTGATAATCTGGTTCCTCGTCCCACCATCTGACAATACAAGCTTCTGACTTTTGTCGGTCTTAGTACCACGATGCAATCCACACTCGGACAATCCCAACCTTCCGTAAGCAGCATCGAATTGCAGAGTACATTGTACTGATCCTTATCAAATGCCTCTAAGATCTCTGCACGGTCCTTACTATCTCCATTTACTTCCGCAGCTTTAAACCCATGATTGTTTAATATATCCCGGAATTTCTGACTGGTCTTCACAAGTGGAAGAAACACAACCGTCTTCTTATTGCTGCAGTACTTTTCCATTTCTTCAGCAATGCTCTCCAGATATGGATCCAATGCTGTTGCAATATCACCGCTCTTGAAGTCACCGGCCTGTACTCCCACTGCAGACATATCAATCTTAAGTGGTATCGTTACTGCTTTTATGGGAGACAGATAACCTTCTTTGATTGCTTTTGGCAAAGTATACTCATAAGCCAGACTTTCAAATACCGTGCCAAGATTCTGCATATCTCCACGATCCGGTGTAGCAGTTACACCAAGGACTTCCGCATCCGGAAAATGTCTCAATACTTTCTGGTAACTGTCTGAAATACAATGATGTGCTTCATCAATGATGATCGTATTGAAATAATCATTTGGAAACTGGTTCAATCTTTTCTCCCGCATCATACTCTGTACGGATCCTACTACAATCCGGAACCAGCTTCCTAAACATGTCTGTTCTGCCTTTTCGGTTGCACAGCCGAGTCCTGTGGACTTACCGATTTTATCTGCCGCTTGATCCAGCAGCTCACCTCTATGCGCCAGTATCAGGACGCGGCTTCCTCCCTTAACACATTCTTCTGCAACCTTTGCAAAGACAATTGTTTTTCCGCATCCCGTTGGCAACACCAGCAGCGTTTTCTTGATGCCGTTCTCCCATTCAGAGAAAATAGCATCCTTCGCTTGCTGCTGATATGGTCGGAGCTCCATTTAAAATGATCCTGCCTTATATTCTTTTTTTGCTTTTGGGAGGAATTTCTTCACATGATTATATTTCTTACTTGGGTCTTTACGATCCGCACGCTGTTCGATGATTACACGACCTGTTGCTCTTGGGACAATATTCCAGTTCATTTTTACTTTACCATTTACTTCTTCTGCACCAATAGACAAGAAGAATTCTGCAAGTTTCCACTGCATACGATCATACAATAAAAGACTTTCATTCATCAGACACATGCCTTCCGGAGCTTCCACTTTTACTTTTAATTCTGCCCTTGGACACGCCGGAACTTTATCGCTTCCTTCAAAACGTCCACGTTCAAAACTCTCGATCGTGAAATCATATTCACCTTCTGGAAGGAGTACGTAATCAGCTCCTTTCTCAATCTCATCATCCCAGCCTAACTCTCTTCCTTTTAATTCTTCACTCATATATCTATACCTCCTGTTTATTTATCAAACGGAATATCGTAATGACTCCTCATTGTTTTGATCACATCTAATACCTGTGGCCATGCTCCAATCAAGCAGCCGTCAACAAATTCCTGTGGCAGATTCTGAAAAGGCGTTCCTTTCGGGAAGAAGCCCCTCTGATATACTGCTTCCATAAGTTCTTCTTCTGAAACTAAGTTTGGATACATCAGATCTCTTAATGCTTTTGGAATATAATCTGCAATGTGGAATACGGAATCTTCCACTTTCTTTCCCGTTGATTTAACCGGTTCTTCAACCTTGGCGCCCGTATCGAAATCAACTTTTTCATCTGTATCCTTTGGAATATTCATAAAATCATTATCTTTTACTGGTGGTTTCTGAATTTCAATCGACTTTTCTTCTTTAGGAACCGGCACAGATTTCTTTGTTCCTTCGATAATCTCTGCAATCACAGAATAATCAAATTCACATTCTTCTGGTAATCCGAAACGGTTCTTTGCATCCCAGCACGGATGATGCTGGGTGTACATGGTGCGCTTGCCGCCCTGTCCTTTATGCTTCTTACCATCTTTCCCTACCGCTACAGAAAATGTCTTGTAATTTGCAAAGAGAAGCATATCCGCCCATTCCTTAACCAGTGGAGAAGTCTGGGACTGTGTCTTTTTTCCAAGCTTTAATTCCCAACGGTCATAAGCTCCAAGTTCATCCGGCTGTTCGAATTTCCGAAGCTGTGCATGAGCTGTCAGGACTACATTGATGCCAACCTCAATCAGATCCGACAGCTTATTTAAGAACCGTCCGAACTCTTCTTTTGTGTAGACATATCCATTGCCATAGCCGAAATCTTCAATTCCTTTCTTGTTATGAACAGCACAAATATGTTCCACGCAAAGCAATTCTGCCCAGTCAATGGTATCAATTACCAACGTTCTGCACTCATCTGTATGCGTCTTGATATATTCGATTTCATCAAAAAGCATGTTCCAACTGGTAGGACGTGGCAGTCTTGCCACATCCATATCGTTAGTACTTCCTTCTGTATCAATAAACACTGCTCCCGGAAATCTTGCTGCGAATGTTGATTTACCAATACCTTCAGGACCATAGATCACAACTTTTTTTGCTTTCTGGATTTTTCCTCTCGTAATTTCCATTAAAATACACCTGCTTTCCATGTTGGAGCTGCCGGAGCTTCTGCTTTACCGGCTTCCAGGTCTTTGACTACATAACCATCTTCAATGATGATACTGCATTCATCTCCGGTGCTGACTCTTGTGGCAATCGCCTGTAAGCCTTCCTGTTCCAGCCACTGTCCAAATTCATTCAATGTTACTAAATCCATCTGTTCCAGCTTGTCCAATAACACGAATCCACATTTCGGATTCAACTTTCGAACAATTGCAGTGGAGACCTTAAGTCTGTCAGATCCAGACATGTTATCCCACTGCTGGCCTTTATATATAAGCTCACCTTCTTTTACAGACAATTCCGGTAATGGAAGATCTGCAGCATTCAAAAGTTCTGTCTTCTGATCTCTCACACCTTCAATCTTCTTTGTCAGTTCATTGTACTGGTCCTGATAAGCCCTGGCATCTTCCTCTGCCTTATCCTTATCCAGATTCGCTCTGACTTTACGATTGATTTCTTCGATATTGGCGATGCTTGCTTCCAGCTCTGCTGTTGATTCATCATGGAGCTCACTTACCGTTTTATTGGCTGCTTCTAAGGCTTCTGATAATGCCTCATGCCGTTCCATCTTCTCCTGAAGCATCTTTCTGAGATTCTCAATCTCCATATTCAGGGAATCGTATTCCGCTTTCATATTCACTGCATTCCGGCGGTATTCCTCATTCTTACCGTTTCTTGCAAGAATCTCCTGCTGCTGTTTAATCAGATCTGATGGAGACACCAGATCTTTCGGAGCATCCGGATAATACGGCTGTTCTTTTGCAAACTTTACTTTCTGATCAGCTGTACGTCCTACATACAATCTTTCATTGTAAAGTTCTTTTTCCTGTTGCTCTAAAGCTGTCAGCTGATCACCCACACCAATAATTTTTAATAATGTCTGCGCTTTTTCTTTTCCGGAGGATTCCATAAACTTCGGAAGATCCAGCGCCAACTGTTCCACGAAATCATTAAGCAGCTGCTGTCCGCCTTTGTTTCCGTTCGGATCTGTTACCTTTAAGCTGCTGTTCTTTCCTTTGCGCTCTACAACCAAACCATTGCTCATAACAATATGTAAATTTGGCGGTATCGTTGATCCGTCTCTGGTTGCATTGGAAGGCTTATATCTATCCCCTCCGAGTGCCCAGGCAATAGAATCCAATACAGAAGTCTTTCCCTGATTGTTATTCCCACCGACGATCGTTAATCCGTTCTTTGTCGGTTCAATCTTTACGGCTTTGATTCTCTTTACATTTTCAATTTCCAACTTATTAATCTTGATACTATCTGCCATCTCTATTCATCTCCTCTTTTCAATATAGGAAAATCTTTTAACATCTTCTCCATCCACTGCTCTGCATCCCGATCACCTAACCCGGTAACATGCATATCGAATCCAACCAGCAGGCCTAAGATCACATCTCCTACAATAGGATTCCCATGTTTGTCCGTGTCGTAAAAATAGCATCCCATCGGATTCATCGGAAGATTCTTCACAAGACCTTCTTCATCTACGATCATGACTACTTTGGTTTTGAAATAATCCAACAGTTTCTGGGTTCTCACTAACTCTACATATCCGCCGACTTCTTCTCTCAGGCTTTTATGATCAAAATCCAGATCGATGATTGATATCTTATTATCCGTTGTAATTTTCAGCGTCTTCATCTTTTCTCCTCCGCCTGTTTAATGGCTTCCTTTGCAATACTTATCAGAACTTCCTTTGCCAGTTCTTCTGGCATATGTCCGCGAAGTGATCTATACATTGCCGCTGTAACTCCTTTATATTCCTTTATCAGTTCTGCTCCTGATCCAAGTAGTTCTACCTGGCATCCCGTTATTCCGCTACAAACGGACTGTGATGTTGCTTTAATCATTTGACTAATTTCCTTTCTTCTCATATAATATAGTTGACTAATTTTCTGAGCGCCCAAAGCTTGCCGGCTTATACGGGTGCTCTTCTTTGATTTCTCCTTGCAATGTCCTCACCCCCCTATCTAAGAATCAACCATGCGAACAATATAAGGTCGAATGATATACCGACCGCGCAACCGATCACACAGCCGATTAGCAGTTCTCTTATACCTCTCTGCAGCTTATTTTTTGGTCCTCTTCTTTTCATGCTTGTCCTCCTTTCTACCGCTTACGCGGTTTTCTCAATGGTGTAGGTGATTTCCACCTTTTCCTGCTCTTCCAATAGAGATATCAACACCTTAATGATTTTTTCCATATCTGGTTTATTTGACATATATACATCACCTCTTCTATAGGCTATGTGGTATGGTTTGTACTTGTTGCATTCCAATTTCTAACATGAATCGCACAATCATTTATTCCGACTATTGTTGTTACTGGTGAACTCCCTATATATTCGGAGGTCTGCTCTACTACTTCTCTCATGCACTTTCCACACACTGGGCAGTAATTTGCATTCTCCGGAAGCTCGGTAAAACATACTGGGCATAAGCGCTTCATAATATTCACACCTTCTTTCTCTATTGCCTTTATACTCTTTGGTTTGATATAATCTTCCTAACAACCGATGAAAGGAATGATTACAAATTGAAACTAAACCCTGATTGCATACGAGATATACTTCTTGTTGTGGAAGAAATTCCTGATATC